TTAATTAAAGAACCCTCTACCCCATGTTGTGTCAATACGTCCATCATCAGGGCCAACTGCAACATATCGGCGATTTCCTGAAGCGCCAATATAGCTGATCCATGCGTAACCATTAGACATAACATAACTATCATATCTAATCGCCATTCCTTTAGTGTAGTAATCCAATGCTGAACTTTTCACATCATCTGGGTTCGTATCAGCACTGACCGCAAGCTTTCTATCAGGATAAAATGTTCCCAACATCTGTACACGCTTGGTAGGATCTTGCGGTACTGGATCAATAGGTTTTGGAGTACTCGGTTTAGGATCAGTACCACCATTACTTTTTCCAGTATAGCGGTAGATAGTGATTTCAGGTTGTCCATTATACATCCAAATATAGTCATGATCGTTGATAGATATCCCATCAAAGCCAAAATTACAATGGATGATGTTGTCGTTGTCATCAATAAAAATACCTGTATGACCAGCTGCTCCTAATGTAAAACCTCGTTTACCCCAAATAAAGATATCACCTTTCTTAGCTGGATAATTGCCATTAATTGGTTTTACTTGCTCCCATCCACTATTTTCTAGGTCGTTAAACAAGGTTTCTGTATTCCCCATACTTCCGGCTTTTAAAAATCCACCAGCAATCAAAGCGTTATAAACAGCACTAGAACAATCATAGCTACTAGGTCCTAAACGATTAGTCATGCTATATCGAACTACGCCTAAACGCTGTCTCATCCAATCAAGCATCCCATTAATGTTGGCCATCATCATCATCTCCATTTTTATTGTACTGCGCTGTGCTATAAAGCATCACAGAACCTAAGAAAGTTGTGACTGCCGCTATCGTTGTTACTGCTAAATCAGTACCATCCCAATTATAGGCTTTGCCTAGAGAACCGACTAATACACCACAAGCTGGCAAAACTACGGATACAAACCATTTAATAACGTTGTATGTTTCATTTGAGAATTTCATTAATTCATTTCTCCTTTACAAATAATGTTTTAATTTGTTGACCATGCTCCGCTAATTTCAATTCATGAGAATCAAGGCGCTCATCTTGCCGTTTTAGTTGCTCATGAATCTCTTTTCGATCTTCCTTACTTGCTTCTAAATCTTTAGATAATAGATTTAAAGTTAAATTTAATTCAGTGATAGTCTTGTTCAATTCTTTTGAACTATTAAGTACTGGCTTTGCGAAAAAGGCTATTAAACCTGCAATGGACATAATAGCACCGGCCAATAGCCCCAACTCTTCAATTGTCATTCGTTCACCTTCTTTCGAAAAAAAAGAAGCCCACGAAAGGACTTCTTTAAATTTTATATGTTGCTGAACCAGCAGCCCATGACGTTCTATTATTCCAGTTAAGGCCGACTGATATTGTACCTTTAGGTGCAGCACCTGTTGAATTTTTTCCATTTACACCAAATGTGCCTAAATTTAAATTCCCATTAGCTGCTGAGGTTCTTACAGTACATTGACCGTATTGGCGTTCCATCGGAACAGCCCAATCTGGAAGATCTGCAATAATTGCATTACCCCCATTTTCCCCATTTTCAACAGTAAAACATACGTGTGCAACCCCACCTTCTAATTCTTCTACATATGCATTTTTTATCATTCCATTATCAGAATAAACTGTAAATCCATTTTTTAATGTGAGATTTTGATATTTTAAATTTCCTGATAAACTATTTGTAGATATGTAATCTACTTTAAGCTTTTTCATATCCTCAAATTTTGAATCAGGAACTGTCCAAACATTAATTTTTAAGCCCAATGCATGTAATTGATCGACTAAATCAGCTGTAACACCTGCATTGCTATAGTTTACACCAAGTGTTGCTGGATATCCTAAAGCTACTGCCTGATCAATTACGCTTTGAGTGATGGTACTAGAGACCATATGAAGCTCCATATTAGGATACATCTGTCTAATATTTGTCAAAACACCATAATCGAAAGAGATGATTACGCAATTTGTTTCATTATACCCATACTTCGTTAGTATTTCTTTTAATAAGTCGTAATTGGCAATTGTGTAAGAATCTGTTTTTATTTCTATAACTGGAACCTTACACTTATTTCGACAGATACCAAGAAATTCTTCAAAAGTAGGTGGTACTTTTTCTGCATCAGATAAAGTATTCAAATTTGCACCTGTATCAATTCTCAGTGCTCTAAATTGTGCTAAAGTCATAGATTTAACTGTCCCAGTACCGTTTGTAGTGCGATCAACTGTATCATCGTGCATAACTACCCATTGTCCGTCAGAAGTAACTTGAATATCTGTTTCAATTCCCCAGTGACGATTAGCATTTTTATAAGCTGGTATAGAATTTTCTGGGTATTCCGTATTGTTACCTCTGTGAGCGATCCAATTTAATCCCTCTCTCCACTTTTGCCTAACCGTTTCAGTAGCTTTTTGATGGAAGTTTTTTGTCTGTAATGGGCTCATAAATTTACTATCACTAGTTGCATTTTCCGCTTCCGCTTTTGATGCAATAGAATAGTTCGGGACACTTCCTAAACCGACTTGCGCTTTAGTTACTTGATGTGGGTTGTTTGTGTCATCCACGTGAGCTTTCAATTGTTCATCCTTCAAAAAACCACTTTTATTCAGAACATCTAATGCACTTAGTGAAATTGTGATTTGTACTCCAATATAGTCAACATCAATGGATGCTGGTGTGACACCATTGGAACTATCAGAAAATACCAATACGTTGATTTTGCCTTCCGAGTCAATAAAGTTACTATCATTGATCTCAGTAGCAAAATCAGTATAGTCTGGTGCTGAATTCTGCATCTGAACCGAATAGCTATCAGCTGACTCTAAGAAAGTCGCTACTTTCAAATTTTTATTTCCTGGAGAAGAAGCTTTTCCACGAATTGGGATCTTGATCGATACAAAATTATCTTTGATATATTTAACAACCTGAACCATTGTCATTCCTTCAAAAATATCCTCAGCAATAGATTCAATGGCTGCTTTCACATCAAATAGAAAGAATTGTTGTGGAATTACACCACTCTGTGACGAACCCGTTGAAACTCCTGTATCGTCACGTGACACCACTTTATTATAATTATCTTGTGTAAATTCATTCCAGTTTGCTGATGGTTTCTTGAGCGTATTTGCCGTATAATCAGAAAAAGCTTGGTGTGGATTGCCTTTTTTATTTCCAGCTGTTTTACCTTTAAAATCCATCATTTTGGGAGTATTAACAGAGCCAGAGAACATTTTCATTGCATCAGTAGTAGTTAATCGACTGTTAAAGTCACTTGTTAAACGTGCTTGTAACGTGGATTGCTTAATCCCTTCCGTATCAGTTCTTGCTTGAACGATTTCTGGGTTACTATCACCTGATTCTGCAACTAAATCCCCGAACTCATTTCTTAACGCATCAAATTCTTGTTTATTTTGGTTAGCTGTACTAACAGCTCGATTCGCTGTATCAACAGCAGTCTTAGAATCAGCAATAGCCTGATCTGCTTTCTGATTGGCTAATTCCCCTGCTTCTTCAGCAATTTCTTTAGCTTCATCACCTGCAGTTCTAGCGATTTCCTTTGCTTGCTTAATTCCTTCAGTGAGTTCCGATTTATAACCATTTACAGTCTCAACAGATGAATTTGACTGATCCATAATGGCATTAATTTTTACACGACCCTGATTGAGCGTGTCAGTTTCTAAAATTTTTTCAACTGCCATTTATTATCACCTCTATTCTTCTACGATCGATTCAATCGTTATTTTTTGTTCGATATGATCACCAAGTAAAATGAAGTTACTACCTGATATATCAGCTAGCTCTTCGAAAATTTCTTGTAGATTTTTAGTTACTTTTGCTGAAAATTCTTCACCATTTATTTTTTTTACTTTAATATTCATTAGAATTGTCCTCCTAATTGAGATTGAATGAAAACACGACAAATAACTTGCGCTTCAATACGTGCAAGTTTGTTAGGTTTTATTTGGATTGTATGGTTACCTCTAGCAATTTTTCCAGTGCTAGTTTTTCGTAAATATTTAACAAGATCAAGTCTGTTCTGACTTGTCTCGTGTAAAGGAATAGTTGTACCATCTACTATAATATCTACCTTACTTGCACTATCTGAAGCCTCGTAAATACCCCACTCAAGAGGATGTGTATGATCAGGCAAATTAACTTGATGAGTGTGACTTGGAATATTGACATTGTGTGTATGATTTGGAATGTTTACACTAAAACTGTGAGAGTGGTTTGGAATATTTACACTATGAGAATGCGCTGGAGTTGAAACAGAATGGGAATGATTCCCACTAGTAGATGCCGTAGTTATATCTCTAGGCTGGATAGTCCATAGCATTACACCATTAGTTTCATTTTCTCCCCAATATAATCTTCTTTTTAAACCCAATTGATCTGGATCATTTACATCAAATCCGTATCTAAAAGTTTTGTGGTTATGATTACCACCAGCACTGCTAGTCTGTGTACTTTGACCATTTACACTACTAGTTTGGCTACTTCCACCACCGCCAGCTGTTGTGGATCCTGATGAATAACCACCACCAGAAGAACTTGTTTGCGTAGAAGCACCTCCAGAAGATGTTGACTGTACTCTTGCACCTCCACCTTTGACAGCTTTAGTGTATCCTCGATAACGTTTAGTTTTGAACGTCAATTCAACTGTATTCACATGAAATACATCATCATCAAGATAAAATTCAATATTAGCTGGATAAGCTGCTTCACAATTATCTTGGTAGCTATAATTTAGAATATTTGTCGCGCCTTGAGAATATGTTTCGTTGATTTCTTGTTTCCTGCCAAGATCAGACATGGTCGTTGAAATATCATCTTTCAGGTTACCCAAATCAAGATCAAGATCCTGTGGTGCTCCAAATACATCTCGTTTCGCTTCTCGTTTTATTCTTAAATTTATGCTGCCATAATCATTCGTATTAATCATAGCAACTCCGCCCTTACGAAGTTTATCAATGATCAGAGGATCATCCGTAAGCTTGGTTAAATCTGCTGCAGTAATGGACCAACTTATTTTAGGAATTGACCATTTTTTAAGCATACTGACCGCATTGTCTTTCAATGCCTGAGGGATAGTAAAACGTTGATCTACCCATACATACTCAACTAGTCCATATTTTTCTATAGCTTTTTTATCTTCAACATAAGTCAAATTATTATTTACAGACTTGATGTTTACTTGATTAATTCCTTCACCAGCTCCTAACGGATAAATACGATTGACTAGATTATTAGGATCTCGTTCGATCTCAAACCCCTGCATGTTATACCCTTCTTGTATCCGAGCAACAACTTCTGTTTGAGGTCTCACTAAAGATAATTCAAAAGGATAGACTTGAGTATTCCATTCCCAAACATAGTCTTCATCAAAGGCTGCTGGAATAGAAAATAGTGCATCCGCAAGCCCGTTTTCATTCTCCCAAGCATAACTGAAATATCGAGTGAAATCGCATTTTTTTAACACCCAATTTTTAGTGGTTTGCTTATTAAGGATATAATTGATCACATCAACCGTTTTACGATTGACTAACTCATGATAACCAAAAAGCACACTATCTAAAAGTGTGCTTAAAGCATGAGCTGCAGTATAAGTAATTGTGTTGTTTCCAGCATCTTTACGTATTGTAGAGAGCATTACCCGATACAATCCGATATATTCATTTTCATTATCTGTAAGCTCAACCCAAAGCATTTCCTGTAAAAATGAATTTTTCGGATCATCTAAGGGCATCGTAAATTCTATGTTTCCGATCTGGTTCTCAATTTTTTCATAACTGACATTATGAGCATTTTCCAAAATCGCAGTATAATCACGTTTGAGGTTCATTGCCATTAACAAGCTATCACCCCCTATAAGAATCTATTTGGATAACGAATTGTTAATGCAAAATCACTATCCTTAGCTTGAATGTAAAGTGGCTCATTTGGGTAAATATAAAAGTCGTTCATTGGTCGGATCATTGGTTGACCATTTTTAGTAATATAGAACTTTTGAGTATCGATGAGAATTTCAGCATTGTCAAAATCTCCTAAATCGATTGTGTCATTCCTTGTTTTAATCCATACACCTCGACCAGTTCCTTTCAGAAATATCTCTGGTTTAACTTTCAAACCTTCAACGGTCGGATAAATCTCAATAGGTTTTGATTCTTTCCCATCATCCCCCATTAAGTATGATCGGTTCTGGAAAGTAATCATTGTTGATCCCCAATAAGCACCGCCCTCAATTAATATTGGCATGTTGGCAGCACCGGAACCTGTATTTCCCATCAAATAATTGGATTGAAAGGTGATTACTTTAGAGCCCCAAGTAACACTGGTTGCATCAGATCGAGTATATTTATAAGGATCACTTAGAGATACTGTAAAAGTTCCCACAGCATGGTTGACACCTTCTGGAACATTATCAACATCCGATTTACTACCACTCCATAACATTTCAGGTTCATCATTAAACCAGATCTCTACATCTTTTTCACTGAATAGTGCAACGTTCAAACGATTAAATCGATCACGAAAATCTTCATTTGTCGGAGCGTCTATTTTATATTTGACGATTAACTCTCGTTCAGGAATACGAGAATAAACTTGCCTCATACCGTCACGAATCCCCAGTTGATAACTTTGAATTTCAGTAGCAGCTAATTCTCGACCGACTACATTTAAGGTTCGATATCCTGGAATGATATTTTCTAAGAAAACGCCGTTAAAGCTCATAGCTTCGGAAGGAAGAATAGTTTTAGATGAACCATTGTTATTTGTATCAGTAAAATCGTACATCTAACCTCTCCTCCCTAATGCTGTATTCTGTTTGTTAGTCATTTGTTTTAATTCTTTACTCATTGGTTTTGCTGTTACTTTAGCAATTTGTTTACCATCTAAGTTAACTGGTACCTCAATAGTGATTCCCGTTGCAATGTTTCCAGAGAAAGCCCAAGAGGAAGAAGAATCATTGATTCCTAATTTAGGTTGATTCTTATCAACGATTGATGATGTTGAAACAAGTTCTTTGTTTAATTTTTCCATGGGCTTTTTTACTATACTAAGATTTTTTTGAATACCAACTGCTATACCAGCTGGTATCATCTTTCCAACTTCATCTCTCATAACACGTGATGGTGAATGAATATCTAACGCACCTTTTACCGTACTTACAATTTGATTAGCAATATTTTGAGCTGCTAACAGCGCTGCCCCAGCTCCTTGATTGATTCCATTTGCCAGTCCTGCCATTATATTGATTCCGACTGATTGCATTTCGTTGTCCAAGTTATCAAATGCTCTCGGAATCGCATTAGCGATATTAGTTGCTTCTTGTTCCATCTTCGTTCCGTTAGCAGAAAATATATTTGCCAAAGAATCGATGGCTGCCTTGACCTTACCACTACCATCTTTCACACCAGCAACTACTCCATCTGCAATAAAACCACCATATTCTTTAAAGACTCGTGATGGAGAATGAATACCCAACTCACCTGCAAACTTTTCTGACACGTCATTCGCCATATCTTTACTAGCCTGTTCAGCTTGAGGTGCCCCATCAGTAATACCTTTAGCAGCTCCTTGTGCAACATTTTTGCCAAGTTCTCCGAAGTTCGCCATTTGAATCTGAGTGGCTAAAGTGTCTTTCGTCGAAGTTACCATAGCAGTAACTTCTGCTGGAATATCTCCTGTTTTAAATGCTGTTTTAAATGAATTCGTTGCAACTTCTCCACCATTTCGGAAAGTCTCACTCATCTTGGATAATTCTTCATCAGAAGCTGTTACCAATGCCGCAACATAGCCTGCTGATTCTGGACCAGCCTCTCTCAATTTGTTTAGCAAACCTTCATCAAGACCTCGATCAGCTAAAGAAGCGATATTATCAGCCCAGGTACCAATAACACGTTGATTCTCTTCCATATTCGTCTGCATTTGTTGAACAGACATAGTTTGTTTATCTGTCAGAGTATCAAACATATTAGTAGCTGCATCTGAATACTCTTGCCACTTAGTCTTCATATTATCCACTGCAGTTTTTTGAGAATCACTTAGAGATTGATATGAAATAACTTGCTTAAATACTCCAGCTTCCGTCGCTTGAGCTACAGAATTCAAAGAATTTTCTAACACACTTTGGGTATTTTTATATTCTTCCTGAAGTTCAGTTTGAGTTGATTTAAGTGTCTTTTCTTGCTCGTCTAATCCTTTGATTGCTTCTCTATGTTCCTTGGCTCTTACTGAACCAGATTCTAATTTATCATTCCATTCTTGCCTCAAAGTGGAAGATTCTTTCAATTTCGATTCAACATCTGCTTGTTCTTTCAGAATGTCAGTCAATGCTTGTTGAGAAGTATTAGCTGTTTCTTGTTGTTGAAGGGCGGCAATTCTAGCTTGCATTTGTTCAGTAGACATTGATAGCTTATTTGATTCCTCATCGTATGCCAAATTTAAACCTGTAACTGATTTATTTAATTCTTCAACATTAGATTTCATCAGTTTCTTTTCAACCTTCGATAACTTCTCTTTGCTGGCTAAATCAGTAACTGTATCACCTAATTTTTTATATGCACTAGCATTACTAGAAATGTCTTGCAAGCTATCTTTCCTAGAATTGGAATTTTGATCAACAGCATCAGTCAGCGTTTTGGTCGATCCTGCAAGCTTTTCTTGTTCAGCATTTAGTTTTTTCGAGGCCTCAGATTCTTTGTTTAGCCACTTCCAGAGCGCAACTCCAGCTGTCGTCAGAACCCCGACTGCGCCTATAACCCAACCTATTGGTCCCATTAACACTTTCATAGCAACACCAAAAGCTGTTGTCGCTGCGGTCATCAATGTAGTAGCAACTGTAGAAAGCTGGATGCCTCCTGTCATTATACCGATCAAGGCAGTTCCAATTGTTATTTGTCCATTTTGTGCTGCTCTAGCTAAAATATCAGCTTTAGTTGCTGCCGTTCCAGCAGCTTGAGCCAAAGCTTGACCTTTAGTTACAATGGTTAAAGTTTTGCCAGAAAGCCCAGCAGCAATAAAAAGTTTATCTGTAGTAGCAATCAGTGTATTAATTCCTTGGATTACTTTAAGAGCAGCAAATGAAGCCGCCAATCCCATAAGTACTGGTTCCAAAGGTTTTGCAACAGAAATAACTCCACTAAGAGCGGTGGCAAATATTTTGACAATCGGCGTAGATCCTTGAATTACTACCTTAATCGCATTAAACGTACTATTGACTATGCTTTTTAAACTATTAAGATTTTCCGCTATGGATTTTCCAGTCACAGCCTTGATCATGTCATTAAAGGCTTGGATGACTGTAGTAACACCTTTAACTGTAGCTGTCTTGATGTTTTGCCAAGACGTGGCTACCCCTTCAGAGTTTTTTCTAGCCAAGTCAGCAAAACCTCCAACACCTTCATTCAATTCCACCAAACGACCATTAAATTCTTTAAAAGTAATGTCACCATCTTTTAGGGCATCATACAACTCATTTACAGAAGTAACACCTTGATCTTTAAACGATTTAGCAACCTTATCCATAGCAACTGGCATTGTTTCTTGTAATGAGCGCCATGATTGCATGTCTACTTCGCCTTTACCTAACATTTGGATATATTGCTCCATTCCTCGTGAAGCATCTGCTGTAGATGCTCCTGAAGCTAGAAATGCATTATTTAGAGCTACTGCTGTATCAGTCCCCGTTCTTAAACTACCCGTTGCAATCGACAATTGTTGAGTACTAGAAACAATTTCATCGAGTGATGTAGGTAAACCATCAATTCCATCACCCAATTTAGTCATTGATTTATCAACATCTTCTGTAGAATAACCAAGTGATTTCATAACTACAGGATATTTATTTAGTGTGTCAAAACGACTGATTGCACCCGATACTGAATCTTTAACCATTCCCATTGCAGTTGAAACTAATTTAACTGCCCCAACTCCAGCGGCTGTTCCTATAATTGATTTAGTAAGTTCTCCGCCTTTTTTTGTACTAGATGAAAGCTGATCACCTAATTCACCAGATTGTTTTCCGATACCAACCATTGATTTTTCAGCATCATTCATGGTTCTTGAAAAGCTTTTATCGGTAGCAGCCAATATCGCTTCGACTGAATAAGTTTCCATTTATGTTCCTCCTTTCCTCATTTATTTACGTTTCTCAAAAGGTCTATGGTGGTATCGTCAATTCGTTCATCAATTAGAGACAATCCTAGAAGTTCTTTTTCTCTCTTTTCGTAGTCAAAAAATTGTTTAAAATCTTTGTAATAAGGTTCCTGTCTCTTACCTTTAGTTGCTTTGATTTGTCGAGTGGTCCAAGCTTGCATATGAGCATTAAATTCCTGATCTAAACGCCTTAATTGGCAAGCAAACATTCGCAATTCATATTCATATGGGGTCATACTTTCAACTTCATTTATATTGACCATTCCAAGAAAGCGAAATGCGTTAATTAAAATGCGCTCATATGTTTCTGCGGAACTTAATTGTTTTCCATCTGATTCGCTAGATTCTTCTTGAGTTCTCTGACCGCTAACTTCCCCGCATTGCTTTCTTCTAGTTCTTTCAAAACATCATCAAAAACGGATTCAATATCTTCTGCACTATCTACAAAATCATCAATTTCATCTTGGCTTGGGCGTGGTGATTCAGTAATTGTTGCAGCATATAAAAACTCAGATAGTGTTGCAGCATTTCCACTAGCTAGTTCAGGTAATTTGGTACTTAGTGATAAACCAAAAATCACGCCATCTTGGACTACAGCAAATTTTTTGTCTAACTCTCTGACGAACTTCACGCCAAACTTACATGTATATTTCTTTTTATTAATTTCAATTTGCATAATTTTTCCTCCTAAAATAAAAGAAGACTAGCAAATACTAGCCTCCTCGCAAATTATTTATTTAACCTTCTGGAACAGTTTCTTCTTTGATTGTGTCTTTAAATACATATTGAACAACTTCCTCTTGTTCCTCGTTTAAGGTGGCGAATCCTTTAGCACCTTTTCCGTTGATACCAAACTCAAGAGATAATTCAACTGAATCTTCAGCACTTGGATTTTTACCAAAAGAAGTAACGTAGCCCTGATAATAAGTTGCCTTGTATTTTTCAGCATCTTCTCCAGTTCCTTTTTCAGCTTTGTTGATTTCCCAAATTTCAATAATTTCGTCATCATCCAAGGCGGTTTCTAATTTATCTACATACGGATCATTGATAGACAAAATAGAAGTAGCTGAAAAATCAATTTCTAATGCTCCTGGAGTACGAATTGGGCCATCTTTTGTTGGTGTAGAATCGCTATCTTTTGATTTTGTATTTTCATGTTCAGTTTGAAAAGCCAGTTTCCATGCTGCTTCTTTTGTTGATTCTTTTAACAATCTAAATAGCAAAATAATGTCAATGCCTTTTGCTGCTTGTTTCATAATTAATTTCCTTCTTTCTATAAAATTCTAAATTCAAGTGTAATAATTGCTCGTTTGAGCGGTGTATTTGTCGATGTGTCGTCAATGATATTTATTCCGCTGTTAACGATATTTAAAGCCCACACATATCCATCAGTGCGATCCATTTGCAAAGCTTCATTAAAAATAGCAGATGCCATATCAGACACCTGCTTTCTTTTTTTCTGTAAGCCCCAAATAGATAGGACTAAAACAACCGAACCTTTGATATCCGTTTTATTAGGTTGATGTTTTGTTAGGGTATCTTCGAACTCCACAAACGGATATGGCACATCATCCATAGGCTTATAGTCATAAGTCTGATAACCCAACTCGTTTGACTTTTTAAATATTGCATCAAAGATTGATTGGTCACGTGTTTTGATCACTATTGCATCAACCTTTCTAAATCAGATTTAAATTTCTGTTTTTGTTTTCGAAGTGGCGGAAAGAAGAAATCTCGTTTAACCATGTACCTGGTACCACGGATCAAATATGGAGCGTATTCTGTTTTGGGTCCAGTATGACCAGAAAAACCATTGTTTGATATTTGCATCGTAATACTACGCTTAGTTGTTCCAGTTGGTTTTACAAATTTCTTACCTTCCCAGTGTCCAGTTAACAGCACTTGAGCTTCGTTCTGCATTCCCTCAGTTAATTCAGCAGTATTTGTTTTCACAATAGTTTTCACATCATCCAAAGTAGCATTCTTTTTAAGTTTCTTTGAAAGACCAGCAAGTCCGTTAATTTTAAATGATCCCTTACCCATCTTTGATCACTTCCTGAACAATTAAACTGTGACGCTCTTGGGGAACTCGTTCTGTTACCAATTGATAGGTTTTACCTCGATATTCGATATAATCCCATTTTGGAACAGAAAAAAGAGGCTGTGTCCGGATGACCTTAGCCCCTTCATTAATTGTTCCAAAGATGGCAACCGATCGATCAGTTCCCAAATCTGTGACATTTGCAGTGGTATCTGTTCGCTTCGGTTCAGATTCTACCCACTCACCAAGATCTGCATCATAATGAGATTCAGATGATTCCGCTACGAACACAATTGATTTATCGTATCTCATTTGAATCGGAACACTCCTTTTTTAGGTTTGTAAAAGGCTTCCTCATCTTTCCGGCGATATTCGTCGATTGTGTCTTGGTATTCTGAAAAGTCAGAGTCAGGAAACGCCATAGACAAACCTTCTTGAGAATACGACTGCATCCCTTCATTACCGATTCTATTGAATCGTTTAAGAGTTACCTCATAAGAAATATATTCAAATTGCGAGGGAATACTTTCCGGATCCCCAAGTAAAGAACGCAGCCGTTCTTTCGTCCTGCGTTCGATTACTGCGAGTTTATCGTCAACTTTACCTTCTAACAACGTCTTGACATCTGTAGCAATTGAATTAGTTTCATCTGCCATAAATAGTCACCTACTTAGCCGAAAGCGCTGCTTCTGCTTGAACAGCTTCTTGTTTATTCGCTTCAATTTGTTCACCGTTAGATAATTCATAATGACCACGTTTGATCATTTTAGGAAATCCTTCTTCAACAACTTGAATAAAGCCCTCACCTAAATTTTCAATAATCTCATCATATCGCTCATCAGTCATTTCAATAATTTGGCCAACTTCATAGACATCCTTAGTATGAATATCACGAAAGACTTGATTTACAGTTACTTTCATCTTTATTTACCTACCCTTCTGGAATTTCTTTAGTTTTGATTTTTGCGAATGCACCATCTTTTACTAACATGAAACCAATATCCATTGTTACACGCATAGCCATCATTTCACGCTCGAACAGGTTGATTGGATCTCCATTTTCATCAACAATTGTTGAAAGTTGCGCTTCTTCAGAGATTTTATAAGACAAGTTATACGGAATACCATAAAACATATGATCAAAGTCGCCAGTATATAATGTTCCTTTTTCCTGTGCTTTTAGATCGACAACTGGTAAGCCATCAAGCGTATTGTTATTCCGATCATAAATTAATTCTGTTTGATTTCCAATCACCTTAGAAGCTTCACGCAATGTTTTACGATTTTTTCGTGTAGAAATGAAAGCATTTGGTTCAAAGTCTTCTTCTTCTAAAAGATCTTGCAATTCAATAACAGTGTCATAAGTCAAATCATCTTCAAGAACATGTCCCGCCGCAACCGCAGATTGATCGATCGATTGTGGAAATGGATTTTCTTGATTCAGGATAGTTGCAGCATCAATCTTCTTATAAATAGCTTCTGCAATTTTTGGTCGCATTTCATCAAAGAATGTTGAACGTTCATATTGTAAATATTCGCGAGAAGCTAAAACAATGACACCCGCTTTTTTCGCTACCATTTTTACTGTTAACCATTTAGCAGTAGATGTCTTGATCTTTTCTGCCTCACCTACCCAGTAAGCTCCTGGTCCTTCAGCAAAATATTGGAACTCTTTTTCTTTTCCGTCCATTTCTTCATATTTTGCAAGCTGCATCATTTTAGAGTTTTCCATAACTTCTTTTAAGATCAATTCATTGTACTTATCAGGAATTGTTCCATCCATTTGTTCATACAATTTAGCGTGATCAGGTGTAAATTTTGGTACTGCAAAAGTTTGTAAGTCCATCTTCATTAAGTTCTTTTTCATGTGTGAATCCTCCTATTTTATAATTCGTGTTTGTTTTGCTAACTCAGCGGTCGACATCTTTTTATTTCCGTTTGTATCGAACTGACCGCCAGCAGCTGGAGTTTGTTGCCGAGCATTTTCTTTTTTGATCTTAGATACAAAGTTTGTAATGATCGCGACAGCTCCCTTAGTAGCTTCTGCATCATCTGAAACAATCAAGCTGAGTAAATCATCGTCATGTGGCAAACTAGCTTCTGACAGCATTTTAGATGCTTCTGTTGTCATAGCTGCTAAAGTCTGACCACGTTCCAATTCTGCAATTTTCGCTTCTAATTGTTTCTTTTCATGTTCAGACTTTTCCTGAGCGTTCATCTTAGCCAGCTTTGCAGCTTCGGCCTGCTTCTCTTGTTGCTCTTTTTCCCAAGCTTTTTGCTTCTTACTGGTCTCAGCAGCAATCATTTTTGCTACTTCATCACGAGTAAATGTTTTGTCGCCATTACCAGCTCCGTTTGGATCATCAGGATTCGCTGGATCATTCGGATTGGGATCACCTGCCGGCGGAGTTCCTGTTCCTCCTGGTTCACCGCTACCTCCATCTGGATCAGCAAAGAATTGTAAATGTAATGGCATTAATAAACGTTTTTTCATGATCATTTCTCCTCCACGGTTACGCCGCTACCCGATAAATTTGACTAGTTACGCTAGTCAGCCGAAACAAGCTGTTCTTTAACGCCTTCAGCAAGAAAAGGCATAATAAAAAGCCTAGTGATTAACTAGACTTTAAAATTTATTCCACAACTTCCCAATCATTACTAAATAGCTCAATGTTAGTTTCTTTCCAAGGAACACAACCATATCGACTTTCCACAAACAAATACGGTGCTGTCATTTTACTGTGCTTATCTGGGAACTGCGCTCTAATTACAACATCACTACTCCATTTAGGTAATCTCATTCCTTTACCTTCTTTTACCTTTTCAAAAGCTCGTCCAAAATTCATTTTATTTCTCTCCTTCTAATTCTATTTTTTGTTTCAGATGTCCCATAAGTCCTTTAATCTGTTTCGTTAACCTTTCTTTCTTTTTCGTTCCAAAAGCAGTGTTCTTTTGCTGGTACATTAGAGATTTAATCTCAGAATCGATATAGAATATTGTTGACTGATAACCACATGACTGGCATTCAGCGTAATGACGTTCCACACCATCTGGCAAATTTTCTACTTCTTGAACAAACGGAGTATGCTTGCCGCATTTATTACATACATATTTTTCTTTAGTCATTTTATAATCCTCGTTTCTTTAATGCTTTTTCAAGAGACTCACGATTGATGCGTGGTGCTGTTGAGCAATGACAGTGAGCGTGCATATATGGAGCATTTACACCTTTTTGCATTTTGGCTACCTTATAAGGACCACCTTTCGCAACATTCTTGCATATCTCACAAGCAGAAGGCTCAGCGATATAATCATAATCTTCTATTTCAGCATCCAAATAGCTTTGCTTTTGAATGTCAGTTTGGATCGCCGTCATTTCAGTGATCATTAATCGATTGAGTTTGTAACGGATGTTTTCTTGATTAGGCTTTAGGAACTTTGCAAGTTCACTAGCGACAGTTTTAGGATTTTTACCTTGAGTAATTGCTTTTGTCAGCAATTTTTCTAAATCAGCTTTCATCTCAGTGAAATTTTGCCAGATGTTATCGCTAAACGAAGCATATTCTCTGGACTTAAAAGAAGCATTTACGATAGAAGAAACCTTTTTTGCATAGTCTTTATCCAAAGTACTACCCAAGATACCAGCTTGACGAAGATATTCTGCTTTGGCAGCAGATGACAGTTGACTATATCCCCATTTATCCAAGCCATCAAATAGAGTAACTAATTCCAGTCCAATTTGAGCCTTGACCAGTTCTAAACGTGAAACTCTCATAACAAGATTGTAGATTTTAAGCTCTTTGTTTGCTTGTGGACTAAAATCTTTGTTCTCAACATATTCTTTCGCTTTACGCTGGAATCGTTCCACGTCCATTTTAGCTGCACGCTTTCGAGCTTCACTGATCGTGATCTGTTGACCATTAGAAAATCTATCCCAGTTTGCATCTATTTCGGTTTGAATAGAATCAATAGCATGCTGCAGTTGTTTCATTATTTCCTTTTCACGGACTTTATCGAGTTTGATTTGTTCTTTAATCCAAGCATCTTCCCGATCTTTTAAATAGGACATTTAGATCAGTCCTCCTTCGGTTGACCCTGTTTGGCTAAAAATTCTGCCTGTTCTTTTTTTAACTGTGCTTTTTCTTGATCAGTCCTTGGAGTTGTTTCAGATTCTTTCTTTACCCGATCCATTTCGGCTTGAACATCATCAATAAATGAAGCTAGACCTAAAATAGTTTCTTGACTAAGTTCAGCACCAGAATCAACCAATGTTTTTAACTCTTCAAGAATTGCTTTTGGTAGATTTGGAGTAAATACAATCCGTAACCCCTTTAAATCGGAGTTATCAATCTCAGAAACACTAGATTTTAGGTTAAATAAAAGACGATAGCGTCGCACAAGACTTTTTTTGAATAGTCTCTGCTTCACTGCCGTCATTTGGTTAAATCCAAACATCTTATATTTCATAGCTTCACCGGACTGAACGCCGGAAAAGTTCGTATCTGTCAAATCCGGAACCATAGAAATTTCATGGATCCCTTTTCTAACTCTTTCTTTATACGCTTCAACCCCATTAACATCATATTGCTTATAAATATATCCTGCGTTAATCGATGTTTTATTGCCGTTGATATCTGTACCTGATTCAAGCAAAAGCATATTGGCTTCTTTTTGTTTGGCAGCATCTTCGGATGTCATACCAGCTGCGTCAATGTCACCGCTAATAACCAGCAAAGCATCATTGAGATCCGTCATGTAGTTTGCCGTATCTGATTGACCAGCATCATATAAATCTATTAATGAAAGAACATCTTCATACAAGCCCATTCTGAAACGATTCGGAGAAAATTCAGTAATCTGAACTTCTTTATAATCATGAGCTGCTTCATCAGGATTTTTAAGTTGGATTGCAGAGAGAATAGTTTCTTCATAAGTTATGATCTTATCTTCAGTATAAATTACAGGCTGGATGTATTGTTTATCAGCATCTACTGTAAACTTAGTTTTAGGATATCGAACAGCTGCGATCGGTCTACGCTTCACCGATGTATCATAAATAACAAACGTCTCAAAGACATTGCATAGATCAACATAGTCAACGTCATCTTCATCACGATAGATCACTTCATAAGCACGCCCATATTTATCCATATCTAACCAAAGTTCACCATTCAAACCATCAATGTCATTATCCAGATTAAAATCATCAATGACTGTCTGTCTCTTTTTAGGTTTAATTTGTACCTTGATTGGGTTCCCAGTGTTATAACCTACATCAAATGTGGCAAGAACTTTGCCAAAGTTGTGAGCTGAACGATGATCAGCTTTCTCTGGTTCTTTTCGTCTACGATTTTTAATGATATTCGTATTTTTTGCCTTGTAGTATTCATCCAATACATGCAAACGAGGAACTTGATGCTCATAGTGATGATAAATCATCTTTGCCAAAATATCAGGGTTTTCCAGAAGTTCTTTAGCTGAGCTGTATCTGTAATGAATATTCGATTCTACACCAAAACTAACGTAATTCACAGTCACATCACTAGAATATCGAACGTCTGAAGCATGTTCAAACTCGTTTACTTTTAAGATCTTATCAGTTGATTCTTCATATGTTTCATCTGATATTTCTTGATTCTCCATTTTTTCACACTCCTTTAAAACATCCGTTTAATTTGTTTGTATTTTTGTTTTTTCGATTGATTAGACGATCTCAATTTATTGGCACAAATTTCTGCAATTCCAGTTAGTCCATCTGGAGCATCATCATGTGTGTTTTTACCTTGTTTTTGATAAGACATTAAATCTTCATAGAGTTCTGGCCAGCGATGCTTCCAACCTTTAGGGAAAAATACATTTTCCATGATCCAAGGTGCATTCGTAATTATTCTAGCTTTTTTATTTTTGGATTGGTGGAACCATTTAATTACAGTTTGATTTGATCGATATTTTTCTTTGAGCTTATCCCTAACGCTTCTAGCATATCCAGTACCACCATTGTTAGATTCAAACCAAGCTGTATTCACTTCATTTTTATAAAGTTTTTCAACTGTCTTATCCCTGGTAACTCCTTGATCTTCTACTGTATAAAGAATGTCCAAAATATAAGCTCGATTATCCAGAGTTTGACCGAAGATATACATTGCATGTTTATCGTCACCTTCATCTGCGGTATCTGTATAAGCATAAGTATGAATTATTTCTGGTAATTCTGACTGTTCATACTCATTGAAACCATCCAAATAGAGTCTACCTTTGATATCGATCGGTTCTTGTTGATAGTTGGCAGATGCTATATCCACACCAATCGCAGCACGTTTCTTTTTATAATCTTCAAAAGATAAGATGTCTGAACATAACATCTCTTCCTTTTTTTCATCAATGAGTGCTTTCTTTTTAATGATGCGCAGCTTGTAACCCATTGCTGGCATTTCAGATTCAATCCTTCCGGCTAAATCTTTAGAGTGCCAACGAGTCATAATTACAATAATTTTCCCACCTTTTTCAACACGAGAGATCATTTGCTTTGTAAACCAGTCCCAATGCTTTTCCAGTGCAAATTCATTCGTTGCATCTGCAATCCCTTTGATAACATCATCCACGAATAACAAATCAAATCCTTTACCAGTAGCTGAACCTCCTGGAGAAGTTGCGAGATATGATAACTTAGAACCTCTCAACGCCCAACGCTTAGCAGCTGATGATCCTCGTTTGATTTTTGCATTAGGAAAGATGTCAGAGTAGACGATATTATCATCTACTTTTATTTCAGAAATCGTGTCTCTTACTTCTTTTGAAAAGTCAGTGGCCAGATCTTCGTTATACGATCCAGTTGCAATCCTCAGAGAAGGATCACGACCTAATGACCATTCGACACATCGACCAGCAGTAAGCGACTTACAATGCCTTGGTGGTAGATTTAATAATAGAAGATCATCATCACTTACAAGAAACTCTTGAAATTCATCACACAATTCAACTAAATACTCACGTTCTTCTTTATAAACTTCCGGAATCATCAACTGGCAGTATGAAAAGAAATCTTCTCTAGCCCGTTCAATTTTCTGTTCATTATCCGCTAGTCTTTTTAACTCCTGCAGCCTTTTCAACTTCAAATAATATTGAACTTTATCCATTACGATCAATCCCTAATTCTTGCTCTAATTTGATTATTTCACTGTCGATATCATCTGGCACTTCATCATTATCATTATTAGGATTGGACGGCGGAACGATTTCCAGCTCTAGTTCCTCAGCTTTTAATGATGCAATTTTCGCTTGAGCTTCAATAAGTTTCTTTCTCTTTTTATTCAGTTCTAATTCGCCAAACTGCTTCACAGCTCTTGCCAATTGATTGCTGACCCTAGTGAGGGCATCTTCAATAGAAAGAATATCTTCTATTTTCCGAAACGTTTTTTCTTTTTTCTCAGTCATAGTAATGACCGGAACCTCTACAGCAATTTTTTTCCCATTCTTTTCAGAATCAACAAATTGCTTCCTGCCACGTAATTCATAGAGTTCAGCAATTTCTTTTTGGTTCAGGCCTTCTTCAGCTTCTTTAATTCGTTTCATCATTCGATGCTGCCGAATTTTAAGCAGTCGGATTTCTTCCAGTAGTATGAATGATGGATCCTCACTCAGATTAGAATAGATGTCTCTTTCTTCTTCTGTTAAGGTATCGACAAAAATCGTTTCAAACTCTCCAGTTTTTACGGCATTTTTATTACCAGACGGAGGTGCTGCATGCTTGTTCCCTTTGTTTCCTTTTGCATTTTGATTCCTTGGAGGTGCTCCACCTTTATTCGTAGTACTGCATTTTTCTTCTGTAGTACTACAATTATTTTTTTGTAGTACCTCATTCCATTTATCACGAGATTTCCATGCAGAAATAGTTTTTTCAGGAACACTTAAAAGAGAAGCGACTTTTCTATTGGCCACTTCTCCGTTGTGTTCTAAAAATATTTCCAGAGCTTTATCCCGATTTGGATCACGCTTTCTTGCCATCCATACCACACCACCTCACTAACTTTATAAGTTGAGTTTCGTTTTTACTAATTCTCTATATCTTTAAGCATCAAATCCGCTTCAATTAATACTTTCAAATCACTAACAGAATTAAGTTTGATCTGGCCACCTTTCAAATTTTGTAACCATTGACCTAAAGCCACACGAATGATTTTTTTATACTCCTCAACGGATTCAGCACGTTCTAATGCTTTTTCTAGTTCGTACTCTAAATTTATGTTTTCATCAATTTCCATTTGCGAAAATCCCCCCGCTATGTCTATAATAGTGAAAGACACTGAGTGCTCTAAAACCGACGTCGGTCTTTTCTCAGTGTCTTCGGGGAGATATCCTCGTAGAATTAGTCGAGTGTTTGCGCACTCGGCTTTTTTTATTATTAATCACCATCTTTCAAAATAAATCGTTACAAGTTCCCGAAAGATGATGATGTAACAAACTACTTAATTTTTACTGCCTTAATACCAGTTGATTCTTCAAAACGCTTGATGATCACATCACAGAAAACAGGATCCAGCTCAAGAGTATAGCAGCGACGATCCAATTCATGAGCGCACATCAGCGTTGAACCAGAACCGCCAAATAGATCCACAATCAAGTGATCTTTCTTTGAACTGTTTCGAATCGGAATGGCCAGCAAAGATAACGGCTTTTGAGTCGGATGAACATACGCGTTGACATTCCCACGGCTACACTCCCAAATGGTACTTGGAAGATCATCCAGCAAATCATCCCGCCAAACTGTGGATTGTTTACGGTTCCCTTGCCAAAATGGCGCACACTTTTTCTTGTGAGCGTAAAATACAGGCTCATGTTGCCAACGATATTGACTCCATCCGTTAGAGGATGAGTTCTTTACCCAAATACATTGGGATCGTACAAGAATATCATTAGCATTCATAGCATCTTCAAAATCCCGTTGGGTACTAGAAGCATGAAAAACATAAATTGCAGAATGATCAGCCATCAAATGATTATAACTAGCAAATACAGAATGAAGGAAAGATTGAAATTCTTCATCACTCATATCATCATTTAAAATCTTTTCTCGGCCAGAATCAGACAACTCTTCACTTTCGGAAACAACCGCAACATTATACGGCGGGTCAGTGACAACTAAATCAGCTGCTTCGCCATTCATTAGTTTGTCGATGTCGCTTTTAAGCGTTGCGTCCCCACACATTAAGCGATGTGTCCCAAGTTGCCAGACATCACCATATTGAGCTACAGGTCCATTGTCTTTAACTTCTTTGACCGCTTGATCAACATCAAAACCATCTTCTTCAATAGTTTTTTCAATTTCCACATTATAGTCAAAACGACTTACGATATCGGATGCTTCAGGTGAATCAAATCCGGATAACTCTACTTCAAAACTATTAAATTCTTTTAGCAGCAAAGCTAGTTTGTTTTCATCCCATTGTCCAGAAATTTTGTTTAAAGCGATATTTAGCTGTTTTTCTTTTTCCAAAGGTATATCGATGACAGATACTTCGATAGCTGTGATACCTAAATCTTTAGCCACTGACACACGCTGGTGACCACCAACAAGATTGCCTGTTTGTTTATTGAAGATTGGTGGATCAATAAACCCAAATTCCTCAATTGATTTTTTCAACTTTTCATATTCTGGCATACCTGGGGACAAATCAACTCTCGGATTGTAATCAGCTGGCTTCAGATCAGATAGATTCATTTTTTCTATTAACATTCATTTACCTCCAAAATAAAAAGCCCCTAAAGGGCTATAATTTATAAAAATCCTTTAACATAAATTCCAATTCTATCGTTTAGATTAATACCGAATTTATTTTCAAACTCTTGATAGGCAAGCATTCTATCGTCATGATTTTTTGCTTTGATAATTTTATTGTAGGCTCTTTTCCAAGCTTAGTTATTTTTTATTTTTTCAGCTACTTGTAAAGCATTCATTTGATTTGACCTCCTTATAAGAACTCAATTTCTTTATTATCAATTAAAACCGTTTTGAAATACTCAGCAGCTTCAATTGCTTTTTCGTATTGTTCTAAAGTATGTTTTAAGCCTTCAATATTTTGCGGGCATTTGAAACAGTATTTATTTGAATATCATATTTTCCATTATTTTTTGTGTGGAAACTTGGATCAAGAATGTGCATGAACGGGAAGAAATCTTTATTTGGAGATTCAACCATGATGTCAAAGCCTTCTCTATCCTCAAATAAAATGTAGCCATTCATTTCTGTAATTTTTTCCATTGTTTACATCCCCTTATCTATTTGTTGTATGTATATTAACTTGGGTGGAGATGTAATACAACTCGTTTCACGTTATTTTATCAACCTGTTACATGATACATTAAACGATACAAGGAAATTTTATACGTTATATTAAAAGTAAAAAGACACCTCACAAAAAGTGAAGTGCCTTATCAAAATTTTCTACACTAATAGAATATCACTAAAAAATCAATATGTCGGTACTATCTTGGTACTGTACGTACTATACTATTATGTTATCATTAGTGTAAAAGGATGTGTATTTATGACAAAAGATAAGAAAATACAAAAAACTAATAATCAAATTAAGTGTGGTCTGATTATGCCTCTTGCTCCTATGCCAGGTTATCCTGATACACAGTTTTTTGATGTGCGTTCAATTTTAAGTGAAACCATCAGTAATATTAGTCAATATGATTTTAAGCCTAGAATGGTTAGCGATTCTCCAGGAGAAATAGACATAATCCATAATAGTATTGTCAATAATATCTATGATGATCCAATTGTTGTAGTAGATATTAGTGGAAGAAATGGTAATGTTATGTTGGAATTAGGTTTGAGATTGGCTTTTGATAAACCGGTAGTAATCATTAAGGATGATAGAACTGATTATATGTTTGATATTTCTATGATTGAACATGTCTCATATCCAGCAGATTTGAGACACACACAAATCTTAGAGTTTCAAGAAAAATTACAATTGAAGATTGTTAAAACATATGAAAAATCTTTACAAGACAAGGACTATTCACCTTTTCTTAAAAACTTCAAACATATTAAAGTTCAAAGCATTGGTGAAGAAACAATAGATCAGGATCAAGCCTTGTCCCGAATTGACGGAAAATTAGACATGATGAGTAAACAGATTAATAATATGTATTCATATAAAGAAAAAAATCCTTCACCGATTAAATATTTTGCAGATACCGGAATGGTTCAGGATGTTGCTGAACTAATGGTTCAAGGTAAAATACCTATATATATTTCTCCAGAAGAAATAATAAATCGGCAAGATTTTAAAGAATTGTTTTCCAAATACTCAAGTGATATTAAAAGTCGAGGTTTTTCTATTTATGAAGTTCAAGAACTTTTGAATGCCTCGAGAAATTCTATTCAATAAAGAGAGATACTATTCAGTATCTCTCTTTATACTTTTTTAGTGAAGTTAATGATTCTCATAAGCTCCGCATGTTTGCTTTTAATATATGAGTAGCTATACCCTGTCTCTTCTGCAATTGATTCTAATGTTAACCCTTCAACATATTTCAATTTTAAAATTCGTTGATTCAATCCATTGAACTTATCAATGAGTTGAATAATCTCCTTACGTTCTTTTTCTAATTTTTCAACCCGTTGATCCAATTCTTTAATCACTCCTTTTAGTTGTTTTTGTTTATGCAAAGCTGTCAAAAATGTTTGATGCTTTGCTAGGTCTCCATCATCACCATCTAAATAATTCTGCCATCGTGAGAACTCTCTTCTATTTAATTCTAAAGATATTTTTAACTCATATAACTCATTATCAATATGAACTATTGAATTAACCCACTCGTAAATGATGAATCACCTTCTTTTAAGTTTTTATAAAAAGTAGGGCTGTCCCTACTTTGTCCCCACTTTTAAAATTAAAGTAGGGCTTACTTAATGCTTACAGCCACAAGGGTTTTAGCGAATAAGCCACAGAAGCCCCACTTTTTCAGCCCCTTATATATATTTATTAATACTATATATATTCCCCTCTTTTTTTCTTTAAGTAATAAAAAAAAGTAGGGATAGTGGGGACACTATAGTATAAACTCAATTGTAACAAGGGTTTTACCAGTCCCCACTTTGCTAAAAAAAGTAGGGACAAAGTAGGGCTTTTTGTTAAAAGTGGGGCTTTTTTATTATTCTGTTTCAACCTGCTGCTTGTAGTAGTAGTATTTTTTCCCCATCATTCTACGTTGTGCCTTTTCGTAACCAGCAGTTTTAAGCCGCTGAGTAAATTTAGTTTGAGAATAAGGTTTTGTGCCAGCTTCTTCACAATATTTTAAGTAATCATCATAGACACCTTTAGTCGTCATGTTTTCATCAATGCCATTTTGGTGCAGAAATCCAAGAATAGAATCACTTTCAACAAAGTATTCATCTGTGATCTTGTCGACTGTTTCGGAAGTGGAGAGGCGGCCGCCGTTATTTATGATTCGCTGCATAGCTGACAAAGCGATATTTAAAAGATATGACTTCGCGTTATCAGTAGAAAGCTTATCATCAATTTTAGGATCTGCTTTTTTTACTTTATTTTCACAAGGGATGATGACGATCCGTCTTGCAATCCCTCCAGACTTATCCTTGAATGTCGGCATTTCATTTGCTGTAAAAACAAGCGTTGCTTTATTTTTTAATTTGTATGGTTTTGAGTAAATTGGTCGAACCATGATCGTATTACCTGAAGCTAAGGTTTTAAAGTTCATAGATTTTTCCATATAACCAGCATCAATATCGTCACCGACATTAACCAGCTTTCCTTCGAGTTCCATGACGGATGTCTGATCGTTAAACTGTTCTAACGCAAGGTTCAAACCTAAATCACCAATAAAGGCATTCAGCATTTCTAAAAACGTTGACTTACCATTTGCACCAGATGAACCTACCAAAAAGAAAACCTTATGAGGAAAGCCTTGAGTCATCAGAATATGACCCAGCATATCTTCAATCACATTTCTAAGATCCTTTTTCTCACTGCTTAAAAAATCTAGAAACTTATCAACATGCTCATCGTACGCATCAGGATTATACTCAACATCTAAAAAATATGGAGTAAATTCTTTTGTGGCCATTGGAATAACATCAGCACCATCTAACATAAAATCGTTTTTAAATTGAATCGGGAAATCATACACTTCTATTAATTCTCCTTTAACAGGGAATAGATCAACCAGCTGCTTCCACTTATTAGGTAAAAGCTTTATTCGCTGATCAATTTTTCTTAATAGTTTATTTTTATCATTGATCCAATAGTTTTTTTCACGATGGAAAAGAGAACCGTTAAAAAATTTTATTTCTAATTCTTTGGCCAGCGCTTCGCTAGTTGCAATCATGTCACTAGGATTTAGAACTAAACTTTGTAAAATCTCTTTCTCATTTACTGAGTTTACTACTGAAGTAATATCTGCAGTCGGGATCGGTTCAGCGAAAACTAATTCGTTGATTGTTTCACCCATTTTGATCAAAGTATCATAATCAAGCTCGTACATTTCTCTCGTTGTTAAAAGTTGACTATAAAGAGAACTGTTCCGACTTCCTTCACCCATGCCAGTCAAAGCTGACTTTAATTTAACAGGGAATAGTTCGATCGGTAGCGGCGGAAGATCATTCCACATTTCAAAAGAACCGTGTATTTTTCTAAGTTTTCCATTTTGTTTAATTGTGACAGTGGATTTGTTTCCTGTCTTAAAATCAACAAGCGCACCGATGACAGTATTTTTCTTGGTCCAGTTTCTTAAAAGAATTTTGTGGCCATTAATTTGGATCGGCCGTTTGTAGTAAAGATGTATTCCACGCTTTGTTTCAACCCAAAACGTTGGATATTTTTTTACCAAAGCTTTACCGATTTCAGGATATTCATCGAAATCGATCACGACTGTGCTGTCATCCAACCGTACTGCAGCATCGCTCAACTTGGTAATGTCTGTATAAAAATCGTCTAAATTGTGTTGATCAGGTTTCTTTTTCCCTGGTTCAAGTTTTATAAAATTAAGCACACTGTCTTATCACCTGCCTTGATGTATAAATTTATTTACTGTTCATTATGGTTTATCTCTATTTTTCCTGATATAATAATTTAAAAAAATGGGTAGGTGGAACTATGAGTACAGGTTTTACAGAACTATGTCCTTTTTGTAATAATTATTTCGTTGCAACAAATGAAACACATCAAACTTCTGAATTGTCTTTTAATGATTTAAAAGGGGTTATTACCACTAGTATAAATAAAAAAGAAGATAAAATTATGGTCAGTTTTTCAAAATGCCCAAAATGCCAAGAGATTTCAATTGTTGTGGTAGGTATAGGAAGTATGCATGGCAATAAAAATTTTCCTATTCGCCCTAGAACATCTGCAAAACCATTACCAGATTATATTCCTGAATCAATCAGAAAAGATTACGAAGAAGCTTGTTTAATCGTTGATTTAAGCCCTAAAGCTTCTGCAACCTTATCTCGACGCTGTTTACAAGGAATGATTCGTGATTTTTGGCCAGATTTACCAAAAAATACCTCTTTACTTAACGAGATAAAAGCTATTGAAAAGGAAGTTAATTTGGAAACAAAAGAAGTCCTTCATGCTTTACGACAATTAGGTAATATTGGTGCTCATCCAGAAAACGATATTAACTTAATGGTCGATATAGAACCCGATGAAGCTCGACAATTGATAATGTTTATTGAATTCTTAACAGAAGATTGGTATATAAAAAGACATGATCGCCAACTGATGTTAGAGAAAATCAAAAGCATTAACTCAGAAAAACAGGCAGAAAGAAGAAATCAATAATCGTCATTTTCTGCTAATAACATTCCTTCTTTACTCCAATATTGATGAACAATTCTGACTGGATTCTCTTCTGTGCCATTACCTCTTACAGCTTCAACATGTATCACCTCGACTTGTTCGACAAGTTGAGGTGTTTTCATTTCGATTTTAGGATTCATTCTGCATCCTCCTTAACTGGTAAAGCAAACGCCATAAAATCAGGGTTTACTTTTCTTATTTCCGATTCTGTAAACATATCTTGAACTAATTCAATTAAATTGTCTGACCAGTCCACAATATTATATTTGTCGTTTTCGTGATCTAAAACTAGTCTTTTATGCACATCGCTATCGTTTATAAAATCGACATAATACAATGGAGCTTCTGTCAGTTTCCAACCTTCAAGCCATGCACGAGCAAACACTTCGACATTATTATTCATCCAGTTAAACAATTTTGGAGTTTCTCTACCATCAAATACACATAAGAGTGCAGCACCTAATCCACCAACTGGAGCTTGGTCTTTTCGCATTTCCAAATACTCAGCCACAAACTCCGGAACCTCAACAGGTTTGGGTAGTGATGATTTGACTTTTTCCAAATCTCTAGTAAAACCTTTGCACAGCGTTGCCATACCTAAACCTGTGTAGTGTAAATTAGAAATACTATAATTTTCTTTTTTTTGTTCATATTCTTTTATCAGTTCATCAATAAATTTTTCCATCCTCATGCCTCCTATCTAAAATATAAATTTTTCAACTTCTTCTACATACCAGCTCATATCAATATCTTTTTTAGTTGCTCGATCATACGGCAGGAAATGTACTGGAGAACCTGGAAGCTTAGAATGTAGATCGTTCTTCGTCTGATAGATACCGCCTAGTTTTTTATTACTTGTCGCAATACCACAAACAGTATTGTTCAACTTTTTATAACTTCTACCTACCTGTTGCTCAATCGCATCATATCCTCTGGCAATTTTTCCGATATAGTAAAACTGTCCAATCGCTTCACTTTTGAACACATCAATCAAAAACGTTTGAGGTTTGATTCCTTTCAACATATAAGCATTTAGAGCTGCAGGTATAACCGGAATAGCACTGCTCAGGTAATCAACATCTGAATAAATACCCTTCTTGATAAACTCTCCAGCTGTTTTCTCTAAAATGTAGTTATTTACATCACGCTGCCAAACATTTTTTATCTTTGTTACTTTCAGATCCAGCTCATAGTGCTCTGACCATCTACTAAGCAAATCGTTTATCAGTGATTCGAAAGCAGGATTTATTTTTACTAGTATGCCATCTGTATTAGTTTGAATTAATTCTTCAATGAAGTTTTCCAAAAGCATAATAAGATGAGTGATGATCAGCTGGCCATTAACAGTAACTGCATAAAATTTCTGAGGATCATATAAGTTTGAATATGAATTATTCATCGCTCCATTGACTGCAGCAATCAAAACCTTGTACGTTTCTTGCCCAGTATCAACTTTTTTGTCATACAATTTTTTGTAAAGTTGTTTCTCTTTCACGGCATGGCTCAAAAAATTATTGTTAAGTATCAATGAAGGAAAAAACTGACGTACATCAATAAGCAAGAAATCTCCTGATCCTTTATATTTTTCCTTTGCTGCATGAACACCGCCAAAGCCAAACGTATGAGTCAAACCACAAAGAGTCATTTTTATCTTTTCAGATTTAATTTTTTCATCTTTATCGATGATGTACTGCTTTTTTATGTTGTTGTAGAAATTGATTAATTTTTCAGGGAGCTCATTGAGGTAGATCCTTTTATCATAGTCATACATCAAAACATTGGGTGTCTTTGGCTGTTTTTTTGCTTTCAAAACTTCTGCAGCTAAACCAGCACGAGTCTTCATAACAAATCTCGGATCTAGATCGAATTCCTTCACAATCTGAAACTTACTTTCCAAATACTCTTCCCTTTTTGAAAAAATGTACTCACAAATTTCAATTCGCTTCTGGCAAAAATCTTTTGCCGTTTTTGCCTTCAAATCATGGCCTAGACGAAAACCAATTTCTTCAATTGTTTTGTTCCCAAGCTCCTGGGATAAATCAATTGATATATTTTTCTGTAAATACTTGCTTTTATTATTTGAAAGAAGTAAAGCAAACTGCTTATCCATAGTTGAATAATTACCAAAGCTCACTAGATAGCTGACAGAGTCGAGAGCCTTTTTCAGACTCTCTCTGTCAGTAATAACTTGTACTTCATTTTCAGTTTTTAGAACTGCAGTGAATGAACTTTCATTTTGTAGTAACCAATAGAAAGTAAACATGGATCTCACCTAATTTCTATAATTCTCATGGGTTCCGGATAAATCGGATCATTAAGACTTTCTCGTGAATTTAAGACATCTTTTCAAGCTGGTTTTGATGTCGGATACTTATCATAAGCTTTTCGAAGAAGCTCTTCTTTTGTTGATTCTTCAAGGTACTTCTTTCCGGTATCAATGCCTGACAATACGAACATTATTTACTCACCTCTAATATGGAAGATCTTCATCACTAATATCTGGATACTGTTCATTAGGATTGTCTGCTTCATCGTCATAGGCAATAAAATCAAAATTTCTGTATGGCTTCGTTGGATCTTTTTTGTTTGGTGAGGATGTTACTTTCAGTACATATTGACTACCGATGCCATCCTGAAATGCTTGTGCCATTGTCGTTTCGTCTTCCCAATCCTCGTCCGTAAGCGTCAAACCAATTACCGCAGCGAGTTTGGCCACTAACTTAATATTTTTATTTAAGACAAACTCTGGTGTACTAGATTGATCGAAGCTCATGTTGATAAATTCTTTTCTTCCAGACATTTCACCAACAGTTACTTCATTTTCAAACGACAAGCATTCCCAGCCGCTTTTTTCAAAAATTTTATGTTCTGCTTTTGCTAAGGTCACATCATATTCACCATCCGGTAAATTGTCGAAGCCTCCAGCATTCGGATCGTCATTCTTTGGATCAAATTTTGATAATACTTCATTTGCTAAATCTTTAAGTCCCATGTTTCATTACCTCTTTCATTTTCTGTAGTAGTGTTTTAGATTTGTGGTCGAACTCGTTTGCCTGTAGCAGCGGTATTTGCTGCCACTTTTGATGCCTGTTGATTAACTGGAGCTGTCTGCTTTCTTGCTGGCTTAGTTTCTTCTTTTGTTTCAGTTTTTTCAGCTGATTCATCACTGGGAGTATCTTCTCCAGATTCAGCAGCTAGAAGAACGTCTTCTTTTTTCTCGATTTCTTTGACGATCGCTTCTTGTTGTTTTTTTGTAGTTTTTGGAGATTTCCCGAAAACGCCTGTGATTGAATCTAAGATTTTTAGAATAGCTGGATCATCCACCTGGTCTCTCATATAATCTTTCCGTCTAGCTTTGGCCACACGGATATAATTTTTCCCGACCTTCTTACATTGGATAGATAGATCACAGTTTCCGTTTACGATATTTTGATGCTTTTCTTTTAAAGAAGGAATTTCAATTTCTGTCAATCCTTCCATCTTAGAAGCATTTCTAGAAATGTAGATGACATTCATTGGTAGAGATTTCAATTCAATAACCAGCTGCTGAAAAATATTGGTGAAAGCTGCATAGCCTTTCCCATAAGGAATATCTCCTAATGTTTCAACATCTTCCTTATCACAGATGTATTGTTCGATCATTACGATAATGTCGTCAATTACATCAAGAACGACTGTTTGATAGGTATGCTTTTCTGTCTGCAGCGCAGTGATCAGTTTATCAAGTTGATCAATCACTGACCGCTTAATTTTTCCTTTTTCGTCTTTAATATTCCGAAGCTGAACTGAAGGAACAGTATTGGCTTCTGCATTTCCATCAGTATTAAAAACAAGAGGGTTTGGAAACTGTGTTGCTAGAAATGATTTCCCGCCCATAGTTGGGCCCCAGATGAAGAAATTTCTTGGTGTATCTTTTGGTACCTGTGGTTTGTTCGGTGGTAAAATCGACATTTAATTACACCCCACTTTCGATAATGTCTTTACTAGAAGTAAAAGTTTGAACAACTGTCAATTCAAAATAATCACCAGCTTCTTTATGAGATTTTTGATCGATTTTAGTACTTGTAACTAAACCAGTTGATTTCTCTTTGATTTCATCAACTTTACTTTTTGCCTCTGCTTCAGTAGTTGCATAATATTTTGTAGTTGTTTTTAATGGTCTAATCATTTTTTATTCCTTCTCTCTTTTTATTTATAAATTCAGCTTGTGACCAAAATCCTTTCTGGTCTTTGCTTTTTATATACTGGTGTTTCATTTGTTCCCTGTAATTTGCGTACCCTCCATACTGATCAATCCTTCGATCTCGATGATCAAGAATATGCTTTACAACTTTTCTTAATTGTTTTTTTGTTGCAGCATACGTGTATTGAGTAAATCTTTCTTGTTTTACAATCCGTCTTCCTGAATGAGTCACATCTACCATAAACATATAGCTAAGATGTTGTTTACCAGCATGATCACCAATTCTTAAAGAATTGGATAGCCCACAATCAAATTTAAGATAGACACTATTTGTTGAATAAGCCTCGTATTTTTGAATGACCACACCTTCTTCCAGCAATTTAGATTCGATGAAACTGGTAGCATGACGAATATCTTTAGTAGTAGATTTCATATTAGTCAGTCTTTGCCTTGATTCTGATCGAGCCTTTAACCTGAGATTCTTTCGAGTAATTTTCATAAATATCAGGTTGCTCTTTTTTTAATCTGGTGCTATCAATTGCTTTGCGGACTGTAGGAAGAACTCTAGTAATGACTAAATCACCTGTATCAATTTTCTTGATGTCGTTTTCTTCCATTTTTTTATACAGCCGCTCTCTGAACTCTTTTTGTTGCGTTTCAAGAATTTTGGCTTTTTCTTTGAATTCGATCATCTGCAGTTCAAAGCGTTCTACACGAGCAACCAGCTTATCGACATCATTACCGATCGTATAATATTCTGTTTCGGTCATATCAGGCTTTTCTTTCAAATACTCAAGACGGATCCAGAATGTTTCGATCGCATCAAGTATTTTTTCAATCGCATGCTGATCCCGTTCAATTTCTTTTATCTTAAGGTTTGATGCATCAAACTCAAGATCAAAATCGGCAGGGCGTTGATACATCGCCAACCATCCATAATCACAACCAGTTTGATGAAAATAGAGCTGCATTTGAGCTTCATAAACTTTCAGAGTTGGTTTAGCTCCGTGTGTTTTAATTTCCAAAAGGATTTTATTTTCATCATCAATACCATCGACGTTTGATCGGATCATGTCGTCCTTATCAATAAAAGTATCCGGATGAAAATGCAAACTATTCTTTGTGTTGATATATTCCCGAATAGATGGTTCCATTTTATTTCCAAATTGAATATATGGATTACTGATATTTTCTGGTTTAACAATTCCAGCTTTTTCCTGTGCCAACTGAAACTGTGTCTTGTATTTTGATAGTCCTAGAATGACCGGAACATCTGAACCACCGACAAAAGAACTCCGATTATTCGTTACATTAGTATCTGTTTTTTCTAATCCGAACATTTAAAGGCCTCCTTACTAATTTTTATACCAGTCCCTTTTTGCTACTCTCATAAACGGGAATCCTAGAACATTAGAATCAATAGATACAAATGTGAATGGTTCATTCCCGTCGATAGATTCAATATAGTTTTCCAAGAAGATTCTACGATCATAAAATGAAATATCATTAGGCACTAAAACTTCATCCTCTGAATAATACTTACCTGTAGACTTGAAATACGTTAAAGTAATGCTTATCCAATCTTTTTTTCATCTGACATTTTTTTCACCTCACAATTTAGTTCTCATATACAGTTCTTCTGAAAAATCTTGTTTTTGCTCTAAGGCTTCATACACCGCCTGTTCAATCGTTGCTTGTGTGATAAACCGAAGCACAGTAACTTTTTTAGTCTGGCCATTTCTATAGGCACGACCTAAAGCTTGACTGTAGTCCTGGTATGAATAAGTCGGTGTATAAAAGACAACTAAATTAGCATACTGAAGTTCGATACCTGCACTACCTGCCATGTACTGGACGAATGTCACTGAATTTTTTATACTTGGCCACGTTTCTTTTTTTGGCAGTTTGGAAGCTTGGCCATTTACTTCATAAATAGTTTTATCTTTGGCCAGTTTCTTCAATTCTTCTAACTCTTTTTGATAATAGTAAAAGATCACAATATTGTTGGATGTCCCTTCAAACAGCATCTTTATATATTCAAGCTTGTCTTTTTGATTGGCGTAGAACCTCAATCCATGAGCCAGTTTAGACGGTGTGTCATAATCGACATCATCATACACACGATCCTTAGAAATTTTCTTGTATTCACTTGTTTTGGAAAATGGAACATCTTTGATGACTAATGGCGGCAGATCCAGCGCATCATCCTTACTTATCGAAATAGTAAAACTGTTGTACATTTCTTGAAGATTGTCTTCATTTTTCCAGCCCTCAATTTTAGGAATACGTCTGGTACCTAAATACATTGTTCCCCATATTGCGTGACGATCATTCATCTCTTTTTTATTCTTGAAATAACCAAACATGATGAAATAATTGTAGGTATCTTCCCAGCCGTTAGATGCTGGCGTAGCTGTCAACAATTCAAAGTGGGTAGACTGCCTAGTTAGTTTTACTGCAGCTTTTCCTCTTTTACTTGTCGGATTCTTAATATAATGAGCTTCATCAAAAATCACAAACCAACCTTTATAGAGCATGTAACTATCTGCTAATTTTCCATAGCTAAGTTCTGCAAACGTGATTTCAATCTTATAAAAATTACAAACAGCTTGAATATCTCTTCGCCAACCTTGTTCTTTTAATTTTTGAGCTGGCATTACTATTAGCAGCGGTTCCCCATTTGACCACTTTAGATATTGATGAATAGAAGTGATTGTTTTACCTGTACCAGTATCTAAAGCGAAAAGAAAATTACTGTCAGCTGTATCAATGCTTTGTTTTTGAAAGTTATATAACATTTTCATGTTTGAGCATTGCGGATACTTCTTCCACTGATTTTGCAAAGAATGCCACACCTCCTGCAGATCTAATTTTTTTTATTTTACTTTTCTGCAAAGCTGACTCACGTCCTTTGCCGTCTGGTCGTTTTACTTCGATCCCAATAAATCGACCATTTACACAAGCCAAAATATCCGGAGTACCAGATGGCTGATACATAGAACCGTGTACTTTTAAATAATACGCACCTAATGAATCAAGATATTTTTTTATTTTGTCTTCTATTTTCTTTTCTGGCCCAGCCATTATTTCCCCTTTCTGTGTTATAATTTTTATAAGAATAATTTATTTAATGGCTTGTATCGTTTGCAGACGATGCAGGCTCTTGTTTTATTTGTTCTTGAATAGCTTCAGATGTTAATTGGTAAATTTTTGCTTCTACGAAACCGCATGTAATTAATCCAGTAGCTTTAGAATCAATCACATTGGACTTGATTAGTGCTGCTTCCATACCTTCGTTTTCTGACCAACCTTTAATTGCGACTACATTTGATGCCAACGAAACATCTGTATTTACACTTGCCGTAGCAATCAATTCGCCTTCATAATCTGTACCTTTAGCACCAATCAATTGAATTGCTGTATTCCCGTTGTCAGCATAACTTGAAAAGACAACTTCACTTTCGTAGTTCATAAATGTTACTTTCATCTATATCGCCTCTTTCTTGACTGCTAGTAGCTCACCTTCAGTGGTAAAGAAATTTGTCGTTCGCTCATTTCCAATTTCTACAATAGTCATGATCATTTGAATCATTTTGGATTGCGTTGTAATATTTACATTCGTTTGAACAGAATTATCTTTCACAGGTTGTTCCTCCATTCTTTTTCCAAATCTGGCACAATTGAAACGATCCATTGCTTTTTTAGACTTAATACTGGTCTTGCTTCTATCAGCCTGAACTGTGATTAACCCTTTTTTTCTAAGGCGGCAAACCCTGTTGGTAACTTGGCTATATTTCTTATTTGTTAATCGAGCTAACTCTGGGTAATTCAAAACGAATCCATTTTCATCAAATTGAATATTTTCAATAATTAGTTGGATTTCCTTCTCTGACCAATTTTTCTGAGTAACACTTGGTTTGATTTTTCCACTTTCTTTTAGCCTTACAATTCTTCCGTGGATTGATTGTTCGGATCTTCCAAGACTCTCACCTATATCTCGATAAGTTTCCTCTTGCTTATACATTGCTATGATTCGTTTATCTTCCTCAGCAGAAAATTTTCTGCCTTTAGCATCAAACGACTTCGTATAATCCGTTTTAGGTAATTGGCCATCTTTTCGCATTTTGTATATTTTCATTTCAACTGATTTTGATGGACGTGAAAGTTTCTTTGCCAATTGATCAACATTAAGAACGGCATTCGTTTCAGCAAGTAGAGCATTTTTCCTGATGTACTCGATTTCTTTGGTTGTCCAATTTTTAGCAGCCACATCTAAACACCCACTCTTTGAACTTCGCTCAAAATTTCGTCGTATTCGTGGTACATTTTAGTAAGTTGGTTAATCAATTTAGTATCTTGATCAACTAATGGTTTAGCATTTTCATGTCTGAGTAATTCAGCATAGTTATCAACTTTGTCTTTGATTGCACCGATCACTAAATCAATTTGCATTTGGTTAAGCATTGGTTTCACCTTCCTTAGAATGAGCAAAAATAAAATCAACAACTTCCTTAATATTCTTTTCAACGTAATCCATGTCTTTATACGTATCAGTTTCATTGCGAAATTTTTCAAAACCTTCTGCATACATAGGGCATAAATCTCCTGAGTGAGCACAATCAAAGCCAATCCATTGGATCCCTTCAACTTCTCCTGAAAAAGTTAATCCATAATGAGCAGGTAATTCATAATTATAGAAAGATTCGATTTCGTCATAGCTTAAGCCATGCAATATGTGAACTCTTGGTATTTCTATATAGCCGCACAGATGCCCAGAATAAGGTACACCTACTCGTCTGATGTGACATTGATAACCACAATACTGAAAGTCTTTCTCATTTCCTTCTTTTTCAACAATTTCTCTTAAATCTGAATAAATCGGCATCTAAATCCCTCCTAATTTAATCTTTTCCGTCCGACTACATATGAATGGAAATCCAATGTCCGAACAATGACATAAACGACAATTACAGCTAAACCGATCCAGATAGACATATGCGACGTAGCAACAACAAACAGAGCCATAGGAATGTCTTTCAATTTCAATGTGCTGTTCAAAATGCAGAGAATAATGATCATCATCCCAGCAACTACCCACAGACTTGACATAACGGCTAGAAATAAAACAAAAGGTGTTTCGTCTAGTGCTTTAAAAAATTTGTGTTTCAAAATTACCGCCCCTTTCCTAAAACTGAGACCACACATAAAAACCAGTTTCCATCATATCTCTGATACGTAAAGGTAAATCTAAGCCGATCACTTCTTCACCGTCGGGCATTTTTTTGATTGGATATTTAACAACGATGCTCCATAAACTTGATTCTGGTTCCTTTGATTCTAAATACACCCATTCATTTTTTTCGGAATCCTCAACATATCTGACTCTTAACTTAATTTTTTTCATTACTACTACCTCTTTCTCAAACCTTAGATTCAATAAATTTCAAAGCATGGTAGACGTGATCAAACGTTTTTTCTTCAAGGATGTCTTTACTAGCTGTAGTGATTTTGACCGACTGATTACGAGTTGGGTACAGAGTTAAGCTGTAAGTCAATTTTCTAAAATTTGGCAGATATACTGTTAGCTCTGTTACTACATCCCCTCTAAATAATTGAATATTGTTAACTCGTGCGCCTTTGTTGATTAGATTTTGTACCATGTTCAAATGCATAATTGATTTATCTTCTGTTGGACTCATTCGTTTCCCTCCTTTATCCTTAGTAAAATACTCTCGATCCATAACACTGCTATAAGAACGATTCCCATAAACGTTTCTCCCGCTGCTAAACAGATAATCGATACGATCAATAAAATTAGTGTAGAAATTATAAGTAGTAAATTTGATTCCATGTGATTCCTTTCATTGCTTGCCCAAGATTCATGATTTTTGTTTTAATACCCATTGCTTAACAGTAATGAAATCGTAAAATTTAGAATTACCGATTGTTCCATGTGGCATACCTAATTCTTCCCAAGCTCTTATTGTTTTGGTTGACACTCTCATTTTTTCAGCAATTTCAGTTTGGTTGTATGGTTGCTCTGAAATATGAACATCTTCCCTTGCAGATTTGAACTCTTCAACTGCAATTTCATAAATATGTCGTCTTAATGATTTTGCATCTTCATCGGTTAAGATTACGTTCATTGTTATACCTCCTTGATCACTTCCAATGATTCAAGTGCAGCTTTAATTTCTGGAATCTTGCTTTCAGGACTTCTACGCCCCTTCATGATGTCTGACATATACGGTTGAGAGATATTAATCGTATCTGCAAGCCACGCCTGAGTTTTATTATGTTTAGCCAACTGGACTCGAACATATGTGATAAATTCTTGTGACATCTAATCACTTCCTTTCATATTTATTATTTGTAAGCTAACTAAATTAGCTAATTTTCTAAAATTCGTTGACAACTATCCAACTATAGTGTACTATTTATCCATAGCTAAATAAGACTAGTAAAAGCCTACAAATCAACATTCCTACCGTTCCCCAACGATTTAATGTATTTGTTTTAAGGTTTTGTTTGTCAAATAATTAGCTAACTAAATTAGCTTACGAGATGAGTATAACCAACTTTAGTTGGATAGTCAACTGTTTTGTCCAACTTTTTTATACTAATCTTGTTTTAAAGCTTATAGAAAGCGTGGAAATACTGTTATGACAACATTTGAAAGGATTCAAGAACTTGCGCATAAGCGTGATAAAAATTTAAAAGAAGTGTCTCTTGAACTTGGTTATAGCAAAAACTATCTGTATACTTTAAAAACAAAAGAACCTGCAGCTGACAAATTGAGGAAGATTGCAGATTACTTCAATGTATCTACTGATTATTTATTGGGTCGTACGGACAACCCCAATATTGAAGGGAAAGAAGAAGAGTTTACTACTTTCTTTCGTATTGATACAAAAGACATCCCAGAAGAACATCGCAAGAAATTAGAAGAAGAACTTAGAGATTATTATGAGTATATGAAAAACAAACTAAAAAACAAATGATTGGATGACTGCTTGTGGACTTAGACTATGACTCTTACTTTGAATACCATGACCAAACTTACATAATTATTGATAAGATTGCTAACTACTATGGGCTTGAATTAAAAGATCTTCGTTGGAATCACTTTAAAGATTATGCGATTGATGTAGAAAATATTGAAATCATACCTTACAGATTTGGAGAGGTATTGACTGAACATTTATCTGGAAATATCATACGGTTTGACAATAATTATGGAATTTCATTTAATTCATTAATGAATTATGGAAGACAAAGATTTTCTATTCTTCATGAATTAGGACACTTTTACTTCGATATGGATCAGTCAAAGGCTTCTCAAAGTTTTTCGGATTTGTTAGAAGGGAATGGTTATTCTGAAGAAGATTTTCCTAAGGAAGCTAGAGCAAATGTATTTGCATCATTAACAATGATTAACAATGAAGCTTTAAAAGAATGCTTTAGGAAAAATATGAGTTTTGAAGACATAACTGTTGAATTTGGAACAAGTAAAGCTGCACTTTATGTTCGTATTTTTGATTTTTTGACCAAACTTTATATGCTTAATCCAAGTATTGCAAGACAAGCTTTAAACAATTATCGATATTCTGGTGATAGTTCAAAAATCCTTAGATTTATTAGTGTTAGTTTATGATTATTATGGAATGAGGAAAGAGAATGAAAAAAATTTTGGTAGCAATTGTTTTAGTGGCATTATTTATTGTTGGATGCAGTAACAAAAGCGATGATGCTTTTGTACAAGATATTGCTAACGCTCTAGAATCAAGATGGAAACTAACTGATAATGCTTCGAATGATAAAAAAGTAGATCAAGCTAAGAAAGGAATTGACGCAGAGCTTAATATCATTGATAAATATGAAAATAAAGATTTTAAAAATTTAGATTTTTCAACTCTTTCAAAAGAATATATAAGAGAGCTTAATAACGGACTATCTATTATAAAAACATACGGTGATGACATTAGCGTTTTTTACCCAAAATGGACTGATCATCAGTCAAATAGGTCCAAGATTTTAAACAAAATTAATGATATTTCTGAAATAAAAGTAAGTCCAAAATATCAAGACATGTTAAAGGAAGTTTTGAATTACAAGATAGATGATTCTGATGAACACAGCTCTGAGCCAAGAAAAGAATTTTTTATTATTGACACGATCATTAATTCTCATGAGATAGGCAACCAAGTGATGAGTTACAAAGACTATCAATCTTTTGTTGAAGGTAAATTAACCTTAGAGGGTATAGTTACTAAGTATGGGGTACCAAGTCATGTAATAGGTGGAGAAGAAGGTGATTCTCACATTGAAGTATGTTATCCAACAGATGAAACTGGATATAGTGCCGATTTAGTTTTTGAAAATAAAAAAACCGGATTTGGAGACTGGGTTCTAAGTAAAAAATCAGTTGTAGAAACTGATGGTATAGGATTTGAAAAATATACTAAACAATAGCTATTTATTTTTGAAAGGAGTGATGCCAAAAGTCATGTATCTCATTGCTTGCCCAAGTAGAAGGAGAACAAAATGGCTACATTCAAAGAATACAAAAAGAAAAATGGCGAGAAGTTATGGATGGTAACAGCTTATTTAGGAATCGACTATGTAACTGGAAAACAAGTAAATGTCACTATTAGAAATGCCAAGACAAAAAAAGAAGCCCAAAGTAAGTTAAATAAAAAGCGGATTGATTTTGAAGCAGGTATTTCAACAACCGAAGTAAATTACACTTTTCAACAAGTTTATGATGATTGGATTGAACAGTATCAACATACTGTTAAGGAAAGTACATTTGTTAAAACAAAGCGAATTTTTAAAAATCACATTCTTCCCTATTTTGGTGAAATGAGGATTAAAAAAATTAAGATACAACATTGCCAAAAGGCTATCAACCTTTGGTCTAAAAATCTTAAACGGTTTAATATGATAATGAACTATGCAGGGATGGTTTTTGATTATGCAGTACGTATTGAACTAATTAATACTAACCCAACTAAACTAGTAACCAAACCTATGGCGAAAGAAACCATTGAGGAAAAAGGAGATAATTTCTATACAAAAGAGGAATTAACGCTTTTTTTCAATTGCCTTTCAAAAGAAAACGAACCAAAAATCTATTCATTATTTAGGGTATTAGCTTACACAGGTATGCGTAAAGGAGAAGCTTTGGCTCTTACCTGGAGTGACATAAGTTTTGAAGATCAGACAATCACGGTAAACAAAACTTTAACTCGCGGTGAGGAGTCTAAACTTATCATTCAAACACCAAAAACAGGTAGTTCTAAGCGTGTTGTAAGTGTTGATGATGAAACACTCGACATATTAAAAAAATGGCGTAAAACGCAAAAGAAAGACTACTTTGTGATAGGCATAAATACATTGGGTAGAAATCAACTTGTATTTAGCAATCTTAAAAATGAGTTTTTGCAACCCACTGTTACTAGAAAATACATGAAACAAGTTTGTGATAAGTATAAGTTGAAACCAATTACTACACATGGATTTAGACACACTCACTGTAGCTTACTCTTTGAAGCAGGAGCTTCTATTAAAGAGGTTCAAGATCGATTAGGACATACAGATATTCAGACAACGATGAACATCTATGCTCACGTTTCTCAACAAAAGAAAGATGAAACTGCAGCACGTTTTGCTAATTTTATGAGTAATTAA